CAACAACTTGCTTTGCTAATTCAAAAGTAGATTTTTGTATAGTATCAAAATCTTCTCTTGCTTGCATAAACGCTTGTTGCTCTTGCGTTTCTTCTTTCTCAAATACATCTTTAATTCTATTATAGAATTTGTTTCTGTATTCGGTGTTCATACGTATTTTAGACATATATTTTCCTTTCTTTGTTTGTTTTTATACTTGACATATTATCCCATAAGTATTATATTGTCAAGTATGAATTGGAAAGAAAAAAGAATAAATGCAATAAACAGAAAGATAAAAAAAGGTTATCTTTCTGAAAATTATATTAATGAACATTATTATATAATTAATTCTTCAGCAACTAATAAAGAAGAATACAAAGCTGAAAGTGAACATATAAATAATGATTACATTAATGCTTGTTTAGAATAATTCTAAACTACAAGCTTGAGCCCTGATCCATTGGCTTCGGACCAGTACGGTCTTACCAAGTGCGATGGATCTGGGGTCAAGAACACTGGTGTGCACCAGCGTGGAGTACTTGATCCGGCCCTCTGTTAAAAATTGCCGTCCCTTGCGGACCGCCTTATAAACTTTGGGCCACTTTAGAATGATTCCAAGTTACAAGCGCCAAGCTTCAAGCTCCAAGCTCCAAGCTCCAAGCTTGACAAGTATGGGAGATTATGATATAAATAAAATATTAGCCTGTCGCCCGGTCGCGCTATTCAAAACTTACACCGGGCAAAAACAGAAAGGAATTATGAAAATAAAAGAAGCAAAAGAGATAACCGGATCGATGACAAGAACGTCAAAAATGCCGGGCCTATCCTACAGTCTACCAGCCTGGGAATGCAAAACAGGCGCGAAGCTAGCGAAGGTTGCAGGCAGCGTATGCGCTGGATGTTATGCCATGAAGGGTAACTACACAAGATACCCAGCTATTAAAGCAGCTCAATATGTACGCCTGAAGGCCATCACCGACCCGCGTTGGGTTGATGCGATGGTTGCACAAATTAAAAGACAGAAGTATTTTAGATGGCATGATGCCGGAGATATACAGAGCGCGGACCATCTTCAAAAGATATTTGAAGTTTGCAGGTTAACGCCTGACACCAAGCACTGGATACCAACAAGAGAAGCGCAATTCTTAAAAGATGTAAATCCTGAAGAGGTCCCGGAGAATCTAATCATTAGGATGTCTTCGCATATGATTGATCAAGGACCGGTGAGCTTCTGGCCCTGGACGTCTACAGTAAAAAATAAAGGAAGCAACAGGACAAGCCACATACAAGGAAGCAGGACCTGCCCAGCTCCAACTCAAGGCAACAGCTGCGGCGACTGTCGAGCATGTTGGGACCGTAACACACCTAACGTTGAATATGGCAAACATTAAACACGACTACGACATAGAAGCGATCCACAATGAGTGGTGCCGTGAGAACGGTTACCCAATCCGCAAGCGTCAAGCGCGATTCCCGGGAAGGCCCAAGCTACAAGCCACAAGCTGCAAGCTGCAAGCTGACAACCTGAACGCGGACAACAGTGCGCGATTCGTTAAGAATGCAAAGCGGCCAGTTTAGAATCATTCTAAACTAGACTTTTTTTAAAAGCGGCAAGCTACAAGCGTCAAGCTTCAAGCGTCCAACGAAGCGTCAAGCAACAAGCGTTGAACGTGGTCCCAATCATTGTTTGTGAGGGAAGGTGTTTCTCTGTGATCGATCAACAGACCGTGGATCGATTTACTCTCATAAAGTTTTATGGAGCGAGAAGAGGTGTCTTCGAGTAGGATGAAATTACGCTTTGTCCTTGTCATGTGGAATAGTTTTTGATGAGGTGAAAACGATACTTTGTGAGACTTTGTAACTTTAAGCTCAACCATAAAAAATCCGCAAGAATCATGGTAACCAAGCAAATCAGGTACACCAAAAGATGCCCAAGATTCTATCCTAGTCCAGTTAATTTTTGGGGTGTTTTTGGACAAAAGTTTCCATAGTTTTGTCTCTGCTTTCATCGTACACACCTTTGATTGCTTTGTTCACAATCATACTAGTTGCATCAATATTTTTATCTGTTGATGCACCAAATAAACTTAATATAAATATAATAGTCTTCATAAATTGACTTGTACGCTAGAGTACGATATATGTCAAGAATGGGTTTACCTAGACAATTAACAGAAAAACAAATGAAGTTTGCAGAGTTATTAGTTTATAACGAAGGCAGAAAGAGTGCATCTGAATGTGCATATGAAGCTGGTTATAAAACTAGACCAAGACAAGCAGCATCAGAACTTCGTAATCCAAAAATATCTCCTCTTGTTGTGCAATACATTGGAGAGTTGAGACGTGAGATTCAAGAGAAATACGATATAGATTTAGGCAGACATTTAAGCGAACTAGCAAAATTAAGAAATGATGCTATGGCTAAAGGAGCATGGTCTGCAGCCATAAACGCAGAAGTAGCTAGAGGTAAAGCTGGTGGATTGTATGTAGATCAAAAACTTATTATGACAGGTAATTTAGATAACATGTCAGAAAAAGAACTAGAAGCCAAGATGGCTAAAATTCTAGATGATCATAAAAATTTAATTAATGTTAGTCCAGAAGAGACAATACAAGAATCAGAAACAAAACAAATCCCTGCATCTGATTAAAAACATTATTAAACTTTTGCCAAATTTTTAATACGTTGTTTCTTATTTTTCTTATTAATTCCATATTTTACTCCTTGTGAGTCTGGCCCTTTTACAGGCGGTATAGCATGCCATTTTACATTAGGCATATTTTTAGTTAAAGTTTTATTTTTCATTATTCCATGATACCAACATTAAAACAATAATTCCATATATTGCTACCACAAAACCAATAGATAAAATCAAACAACTTTGCCTTTGTTGGGTCCTGTTTTTATTCTGTATTTGTGTGTGCCTGTTGCGTTGATGTCAACTTCTTCTCTCATAACTTGATTGAGAAAGATTTCATTCCAACCATTTTTGTAGGCTTCATTTGATGGTCTTGATCTACCATCATATTTTTTACCTTTTTCTTTAGAAGTCATAATATTTATCTCCATTTATTACGATGCTATATTTATATGCCAATCTTGATAATAAATCCCACTTGCCTTCTTCTTTACATCTTTTTAAAATACAATTTAATCTAAATGTAAATGCTGTTTTTCTCTTCATATTTTTATCTTCTCCAGTTTTGATATTATACATTTTGGGAATACATTTCTATCGGAAAAAACTGCGGCATCTGCGTCATAAGAAGCAAATGTCCACACATGTTTATTATCTTTTGCAAATATATAAGCTTGAGTGATCATTGTAGCTGTGGTTAAATGTTTCATTTCCGAAGCATCTGCATGCCCGGAATCCCCGCACGGATCTGCCCATACGATTTTATAGAAGTAATATTTTTTATTACCAATGGTTGCATATTTGTATTTAGACTTCTTACGTTTTTTAGGCATATCTATTTCTAGCATATAAGAGATATTTTTGGGCAAAAATGTTTTTTTTGAAAACAAAAAACTTCCCGCGCGGGGGATACCAACTCTACTTATGTGACATATATAGCACACAACTGTACTAAAAATTACGTAAAGTGTGCCACGGCAGAAATGCAAAAAAGTCAATAAAATCACCATTTGTGCCACGCTGTGCCACCAAAAAAAGTTGCTCTGGCACAGCTACTATTCGCTTATACCAACACTTATAGCCTAAAAACACCCCTGTGCCACGTGTGCCACGTACTTTTTTCGAATAGAAAAAAAAATAATTGCCCTAGAATTTCTCTTATGGTGGCACACTGCCTTATTTATGCCACATTATTAACTTTGTTTGAACGTAATTGACCTAATTCTCTCATCTTTATCAGTTTTCAACACTAATCTAGCCGGATTGGGATCTCCAATTATAGCAGACTCTTGAATCTCAATACGTCTTATATCTTCCAAGTGTCCATTTTGGGTCTCAATATATACTGGACAATCTGATATGACTGTTCCTTTTTGACCATTTGTAAATCTTTCTAGTATTGCTTGTAAATCTCTTAATCTCAATCTTTACCTCTCATTTCTTCATAGTATTG